ATGTTTGCCCTGGTTGATGCTAATGCGTTTTACTGCAGCGCCGAGCAAGTCTTTCGCCCCGAATGGCGTGGTAAGCCTGTTGTTGTTCTGTCCAATAATGATGGTTGCGTAGTCGCGGCAAACCGTCAAGCCAAAGAGTGCGGGGTCGAGAAGTTTAAGCCCTACTTCCAGATGAAAGCACTGTGCGAGCAACGCGGCGTTATCGCGCTCTCTTCTAACTATGAGCTTTACGGTGACTTATCGAGCAAGATGATGGAAGTCATCGGCCGATTTGCTCCTGAGCAGCACATCTACTCTATCGATGAATCTTTTCTCTCTTTCGAGCGAACGGCGCTCGCGATACCGTGTCTTCGTGAGCATGGGCAAACCCTCAGAAAATCGGTGTGGCGAGAATGTCGGTTACCTGTGTGTGTTGGCATTGGACCGACGTTAACTCTGGCCAAAATCGCCAATCATGCGGCAAAGAAAATCGCTGGGTTTGATGGGGTGTGCGTGCTCGATACTTTAGTGGAACGCGAACGCGTCCTCGCTCAGCTCTCAGTCAGTGATGTGTGGGGAGTAGGGAAACGGCTGACGACTCACCTAAAACACCTTGGTATCACCACCGCGTTACAACTGGCCAAGTACCCAGCGCCATTGGCCCGCAAGGTGTTTAATGTGGAGTTGGAACGCACCGTGCGTGAGCTCAATGGCCAAGTCTGTAAACAGTGGGATGAAGCAAGAGCCGATAAAAAACAGATCTTTTCTACACGCAGCTTTGGCGAACGCATTGAAGACGAAACCTTATTACGTCAGGCGTTGTGCCACCACGCGGGCATAGCATCGCGTAAAGCAAGAAAGCAGCAATCCTTATGTAAGGTGCTAATGTGCTTTGCCTCGAGTTCGCCCTTTGATGATGCGCCCTATAACCGGCGTGTCGTCCACCGGTTCCCCTACCCGACGGCGGATGTCACGCAGATCACTCAAGTGGTTTCTGAACTCACAGCGCAGCTCTTTTCAGAAGGCGTGCGCTTTTACAAAGTGGGCGTTGGGCTATTGGATTTGGTTGATGGGAGGCAAGAGCAAGCGGACTTGTTTAACCCAGCCCCAAACAATACACCGTTAATGTCGGTATTTGATGGACTGAATCAACGTTTTGGCCAGAATACGTTATTCCTTGGCGCTCAAGGCATTGAGCAAAAGTGGCAAATGAGGCGTCAGCTTCTAACACCGCAGTACACGACATCTTGGGCAGATTTGCCTCAGGTTAAGTGCTAACTCTTTGCCTAAAAATAGTTCATTGCGGGACAACCCCCGTTGTCCCCAAAAAAAGCTCCAACCTATTATGGCGCTAAGTATCAACTCTGATTAATTTTTTCCGCGACAAATTGAACGATTTCATCGTACATCTCAGCGGGTAACCGACTCAGTTCAATCTTCAAACCACGCTTATCGCTACTACGAGAAACCTTCGCGTACTGGTTTTTGTTCTCAAAGTTCGCAATAGCTTCGGTCTTCCAAGAAATCTTAGCTTCCTTCTTCGCGAGCTTAGCTTCTATCGCTGCGAGCACGATCTTCTGTTTGTCTTCGACGTTCTCTACATCATCAAGATTAAATTTAAGTGAGTTGATAAAGCGCGAAACAGCGGTATTCTCCTTTACTAATTGCTTTTCAGCTTTCGCAAGCTTGGCATAGTAGCCATTCGGAATACCTTCACAATCTGGGAAGACCTCGATCATGCGTTGGTCGATGGCCGCCGCCGCAAAGCGCTTGCGACACGTTTCGCGACCAATGTTGAGGTGTGCGGCAAGCTCATCAATCTTAGTAAAACCTTGCTCTTGCATAATGCTTGAGTAATCTGCTCCCAACTCGCGGTAAGACAGGCGTTTAACAGACTGAGTTGTACTAATGAAAGAGATTAGGTCGGCCTGCTCAACATCCCCTTCAATCACCCATAATGGTAGGTCTTTCTTAGCTTGGAGACAGGTGAAACGGCGCCGTGAGCTATCAAGGAGCTGATAAGTGCCCAGCTCATCTTTGGTGGCGACACCTTCAGTATGTACGCCCTCTTCTTGAATGCTTGGCAAAATGTCGCGTACGGAGTCTAAAGTAAGCGATTCTTGGCAACGTGGGTTCAACGGGTGAATCGATGTTCTACTTTCCAGCTCATTGGCTTTAACAATCACACGCTCAGCAGTTGTGGTTTTTCCGCTGGCGAAAGTGAAGACTTTTTTGGGGCTTTCGGACTTTGTACGTTTACCCAATTGATTGCCTTGGTTAAAACCGGTGCGTTTATCTTGTGGTCGTAACATGTTATAGCCCCTTCGTTGCTAGTTGCTTGATTTCAGTAATGAATTGGTGATAAACGGCATTAACAGACGTCATGGCCAGGTCAAACTGCTTACCGCTGCAAATTTGCTCCGATTTTCGAATATCAAGCACGGTTCGGTTGCTTTCTGCTGCCGCAACAAACGCTTCAGAGTGGCGAATAGCGGTAGACAGTAAATGCCCTTGCGCCGCACGTAGTAGCTTATCGAATACTTTCACCTCGTGAGCACTCTTCTCGTCAAAGTTTACGGGAAGAAGCTTTGCCCACTTTAGATTTTCGCCCTGCGATGGCAGAGCTCTGAAAGTGCCCGGCATGGTAGCCATGTAATTACTGGTAGACGCAAAGTCGAATTCTCGCGGCGTGACTGGAATGAGTACCGCGTCAGCAGCTTCATTCACAGCCCATAGGATTGGCGAATTCTGGGGAGGGGTATCAATGAAAATGAGGTCGTATTCTTGTTTAAGTATCGGTAGGATTTTTTCGCGTAGCTCGCTCACCAGCTTCTGTTGACCTGCTTCATCTTGTCCCCAGTAGCTGTCAACAAAACGTTCGTCTGATGGGAATGCTGGGATCACATCAAGGTTTGGCAGATGCGTTTTGAATGGAATCGCTTTAACCAGCTCCTCATAACCCAAGTCGTTAAGGTACTGCGAGAAGTCCCCTTCAGGTTCTAAATCGGCCAGTGCAATATCGACAGCCGTCATATACACCGACTCATCATCGGCTCGGTGAATGAGGTTTTGGCCCGTTGAGCCTTGTGGGTCTAAGTCGATAACCAAGCAACGCGCATTGAGGTTAAGGTCTAAGGCTGCTGCGGTCGCTAAGGTGACAGTTGTTGTCGATTTACCAGTACCACCTTTATGGTTTTCGACAACCACAGTGGTTGGTTCAAAGCGCTGGTTGTACTTTGGAAAATCCATAAAATCCATCATGCTTGCGACATCAAAACGATTATAGAGATGGGTGCGGCCTTGAATGATAGGCGCACCAATCACGCCCTGCTCTGTCGCTTCGTCGATTCGACTATTAAACGTCACACGCGATAGACCAAAAAGTTCTTGAAGTTCTTTTTTCTTCAACGAATGGTTGTAGATCAAACGGTCAACGCTTCCTTCAATTTCAGTGTCAGTTACTTTGATCTGCATGCGCTCTTTGATAACAGCCTTAAGGTCGGCCTGTTCTTGCTGCATGCGTTCGCATACGAGTTCCAATGAATCGATGATGGTGGTCATGAAATGTCCTTAGTGCCTAAATCGCTTACAAACACTATAAAGTACTAGAAGTAAAAATTAAACCCTAAAAGATACTTTTATCCCAGTAATGGTTTAATATCTGTTTTTAGTCGCTAGATGGACGAAGGTTAACTTGAATGAGTGCTCTTTATTAGCTCCATGAGACAAAATAGATCACAAATTCAAGGTAATACGGAAGGGGGAGGCTTGTGAAACTTACTTGAAGTTCGAGATTTACTGTAATGGCAACAACGTTTATGAATGACTAGCACACGTCTTAAGCGCAAAAATATAAGTTTGTAAATTTTTAAAGCTTCGAATAGGAATATAAACACCCTCACCCTTGTCGTTGTTTGCAAGGTACCATTCAAGGTTTATCGGTGTGGGTAGGCAATTGCTTTTTGGGGAGGGTGACACGCACGCAGCCAGAAGGATGGCCGAACTCATTAGCAAAAGTCTCGTGTGGTTTTTCATTGATCTGTTTAACCTGTGCTTGTTTGTACTCTTGTTGTCGGGTCTCTCGCCATTTTTGATAACAGCTTGTGATAAATGAAAAGGCTTTCAGTAGCCCCAGAAAAGCTTGGAGATATTGCATTTATTGCGTCCGCTTGAAATGAATAGGATTGTTACTTAGTTGATTCTTGGCATGCCCACGGTTAGCTGCAATTCCCTCTAATACAGTAATGAGCCACTCGGGGGCTTTTGCTAATGTTTGAGGTTTAATGAACTGTCTCACCTGTGCCCAAATAAATCCGAGAGCGAACAGGACAAGCACCACAGCACCGTAATATTCACCGGCTGACCATCTCAGTACGCCAAAGATCAGATCAGCTTCTTCAGGAGTCAGAGTGCTGACCTCTGCCGCCACACAATTTGGTATCATTACAAGCAGTAAAAAAATTATCTTTTTCATGTATTTATCCATTTTTAGATGATTGTGGTATTTGCCTCTATATTATTAAAGACTGCTGAAAATCCATTAGTTATCGGTTGCAGCTAAACGAAGGTTTTCCGCGATTCGTTGTGACCAACCTCGCGAGAACTTGCGCCACGCCTTTGTATCGTTCATGTAATCTAAACGGTCGGCTAAAAACTTTAAGAGCACATCATTATGATCTGCGGCTTTAACTGCAGCTTCAGTTTTCTTACCATAATAGCCATCGTCCTTAGTGCCGACGGCGCGCTGCAAAAAGCGCATTGCACGCCAACAACCATGATGAATTGATGCATCAAAAAGTTGATACATCAGCGCTTTATGCAGATTGTCCCCACCAAGTTTGAGCCAAAAATCATGATAGTAGACCTCTTTAGCTTGCTCGATGCTGAGCTGTTCTATATTTAGATGCGGGTAGCTCATGGCGGAGATACCAAACTTCGTACCTTTACATTCTCCCTGGCCGACGGTTCCAGTCGTCCAGTTACCACGGTCATCGTATAGGTTTTGGTACTTACCTTCGTGACCAATCACCCTTTCGAAAGCGATCAAATAGGCTTGTGGGTATTTCATAGGTCCTCTCTCAATAATTAAGCCGGGCGAGTGGCTTCTACTTGGATGGTATAGGTACTGCGGGTACCCGACAGAGTAACGCTTTTAATCGACCAGTTACCCTTGGAGTGGAGAGAGCAAAACCCCTCTAACTTCATAGCCGATTCAGCAAATAAGCCTGGCTTCCCTCTTAAAGTGGCGCTGAATCTTTGCACGCGCCGGTTAAACTCTGAAAGTTTAGCTTCGGCACGTTGCGTCGCTTCATCTGCACTTTTAAACACACTATCTTGAATTAGGTAATAAGGTTTGTGGCCGATCTTCGCTGTGCCACTTTCTCCCGTCTCAGTGGTTTGCCATTCAGCTTTAATGCCTTTGAATCGGATATTACTGGGGTGTGCAATCTTGGCTGAACCTTTTTGAACATCCTGAGCCGAAATAATGATGGAACGCTGGACGTTACCTGCTAACGTTTTTAGACTCCCTCGCTTGCCAAACACATACATACGATCGATGGGCTTGGCGATAGCGTCGTACATCGTTGCTAATCGAGTAATAAAAGCAGAGTCAGTCTCCTCATTTTGATTCAAGTGTCCGGTTAACAGGCATGCGAGTTCTGGGCTAACGCGCACATCGTAGCCATGCGGTTCCATTACGGCTTTCACCACATCCGAGACTGTAGCCGGTGGAAAGGAGCGTCGCCTAGGTTCCTTAAAACCACTCCTATCTTCTACACTAAATTTAGCTGGAGTAAGTTGCACAACTAGCTTTACTGGATGCAAGTGTTCAGTGACCGAAGAAACTTGAAAAGCTCCCCGATGTTCGCCATCAATCGTTACGCTCCACTCACAACCGCTTTTAGGAATGTACTCTTGTAACTGGCTACCACTGAAGTTAAGAGTAAGCCTATCCGCTTTTGTACCATCATCACTGTCTGTTAATGACCAGCTGATGAGAAATGGCTTAAGCTCTGTAGCCCCCTCCCCCTTGATGCTTATTACGTCCATACCGGTATTTCTCTTGTTGCGACTTCATTAGTTTTATCTTCAATAGTCGGTAATTCAACCACTTGGCCGGGTTCTAAAAAAGGTGTAGTTTGGTTTGGATTAAGTCGATAAAACGCCTCCTCAAGTTCGTCTGAGTCCACACCAAATACACGAAAAAGTAACCGGTTAACCGTTTCATTTGGCTTTACTTGTACTTTCATTTCTCTGTCGATATTCCTTTAGCGTGAGTGTTATTTTGACGATTTGCGCTTGTCCTGAATCAATGATTTTTGTATAGCTGGTCTTTACATTACGAATGGTAAATGTCCCCCAATTTTTACCTTTACTATCCGTCGCCTGAACGACCTTATGTGCTTTGGCCATCGCACGTAACGCTTCAGCTTCGGCCTCGCCACTCCCTTTGAACGCTACGAGATTAAGCGTCCAGTTATCGAGCGGGTTGGCAGTAGGGTCTTGCCTCGGGCAGTCAATCGCATCAAAATCTGACCAACCACTAGAAGTCTCATAGGAATGGCCTTCCAGCGGATTACTTTGTTTGACACTAAAAACATGCTCGTCTAGTGCCAAATGCTCGTTAAATGCTAAATACTCCATTAATTCACCAATGAATGTTCAAAATCTTGTGTGAGGTTTTCAGAGTCCAAACCATGCTCTTGAGCAAACTGAGTGAGCGCCTGCTGTATCGCCTCCATCGTTAACATTGCGGTTTGTTCTGGGGCTTGCGCTCCAGATATCTGCACAACAGGAGAAAAGGTCACACTCGGCCTCTGAGTTTGCTCTGCTTTATGAATTTGATTACTTCTAATCTCTTCCATTTTATTGGGTAAGGGGCTCTGGTTTATCCAATGCTCCGTGGCAAGTTCTGGACTTTTCGCTTGAGCAAACTCGGGGCTGGCCACTGCTTTTGCCCCCTCAGACGCCGGTTTCTCGCTTGGTGTGCTTCCATCACCTTTAAACCAACTAAAGATGGTTGAACCAATATCTTCACCAGTAACGTCGCCAAGCATTCCTCCAATACCTGCGCCAATCACAGTTCCGATACCAGGAAGGACCATTGAGCCAAGCGCAGCACCTGCTGCTGCACCACCTAAACCACCAAGCAACCCACCGCCACGTTTTGCCGCCGCGGCTTTATCTCCACTCATTAGGTGGTTAGTAAAGCTAACGGCATCAAAGGCCATGCTGAGAGGTCGCACAAAGGAAGTCACTTTAGCCAGTTTATGAATAGGCATGCCCCACCCTTTTGCCTTGGCACTTCTTGAATCCGGCGCATGCCCACCGGGAACGCTCGAAGGTGAATCCTGAATTACACCGCTGAACAACCTCATACCTAAACTGCGTTTGCCAGCACGTCGGCGTCGTGATGATGGCCTTGCTTTTTCTCTTGCCCTGCCAGATTCGCTCACGCGAGCGCCGCCTGTCGCTCTTGCTTGACGTTCCATTGCGGCAGTGTGACGATTGGCCGCAGCCGTCGCTTTGTCTGTAGCAGACTGTTGGCTCTTTAAGGCCAATGCCTCTTTAGCGATACTCGTAATGTTTGTCGCGAATTTGATACCTTGATAAACCTTATAAGCAGCAATACCGGCCACGACTGAAGCACCTAGCCCAAGTACAGCACTGCTCGCCATTCCGGATTCGGCAATCCAATCAGTTGTTGCTATCGTTAGGTCCGTGACACCATTGTAAAAACCTCTAAGTGCAGGCCACGCCTTATCACCCAAAACAATGGCTAATTGACTGAATGCATCATTAGAGCGCTCTATATCAGCAAGCCTTGTACTGGCATTTTCTTGGTACTCTTTATTCACCGAATTTGAGCTTGCAGAAGCCGCATTCTCCTGAATTTGAGTGAGTTGCTCTGTATCCTTGAGCATCTTTGTTATCAGTGGACTCGCCTTGTCACCAAATATGGACTTGATCGCAGCAGCTTGCTCCTGTGTGTCTAACCCTTTGATACCATCGAGTACACCCAGCAAAGTAGCTGTTGCGTCTTTTGTCATACCAAGTGAAACAGACTCTGCATCAGTACCAAGCTTTTTAAAGGTGTTTTTTTGGCCATCCGTCGCTAGGAGTCCAGCGCTTAAAGCTGCGGTAATGTCCTTGACAGCTATTGTCGCCTCTTTTTTACTAGCGCCATTTGCTAAAAGGGCTCCCGACAGTCCCAATGCTTGTGACTCACTGAAGCCTGCGTTCATCATGAACTCGCCTTGGCTAGCCATAACATGCACGAGATCGCTTGCATTAACGCCGCTATTTTTGCTGTCAACCTCATTGATCATATTAGCCATATGCATGAATTTTTTTTGACCGGATTCATCATGCCTATACCCAAGTGCATTGCGTAATTTCATTCCTTGTTGGGCAGCCTGCACTTTGTCTTTTATGCCCCAAGCAGATGAGGCCATAACAGTCTCACGGGTATAAGCAACAAGATCTTCCTTGCCAATCCCCGAGTTCGCGCCAGTACCAGCAATTGCCATTATCTGTGAGCTATCCACCCCTGCTAATTCGACCGCAAGACTATTTAGCTCACGACGTAGCGCTTGTGCTTCTTGTCCTTGAGCGCCTTGATTTCCAAAATCAAAATTTCGAGCAATGGTTAAAAATGACGCATCATTGACAGCCGATTTTTTCATCATGACTGCGCCGGTCGATAAAATGGCCCCAGCAGTGGCGTTACTGCTTGGCATTGATTGCAGTACATCTTTTTTACGTTGTTGAAGTTCATTAGAGCGGCTTAGCAAGCGATTTTCACGGTCGAGTAATTGCGCCGATTTTTCGACTCTACGGTCTGCGATATCTTTAGCTTTGGGTAAATCCGTCGGGTTAATACCGACTGCTTCCAACTTACTTTCCAGCTTAGAGATTTGGCGTGACTGGTTTTTCTCTTGTGCTTTTAAGCTCGATGCTTTTTGACGTAGCCTCTCTAATTCCGCTTGTTCCTTTTTGGTGTGCTTATATTGGGCGTTTTTTTTCTTAGTCAGCTTGTATACGACCGACTCAGAACGAACTAATTTTTGTTGCTCTTTATCAGTTAAATTAATACCTTGGGCTTTTTTCCTATTCAGCACTTCTAAAGCTTTCTGGTTATTTTTTAGCGAAACGGTCTCTGCGTCCGTAAGCTTTAGATGGAGTGTTTGTTTGGCAGACAACGCTGTCAGTACTGCGCTGTTATGTGATGCTTGCTTTTGAGTCATGCGAAGCGCCGACTCTAAAGACTCGAACTGCCTAACATCACCTGCAATATCCTGTGCTGATTTCAGTTCCTTTTGTGCCTTTTTTATGGCGCCAATAAAACCTTGCTGCGCCTTATCTGCTGTCTCAATTCCAGCGACCGCTTGCGTAGCACCTGTGGTGATGCCTAATTCTATTTTTTTATCCACGCTTTACCCCTAAGTGAGCTAAAGCTAGCTCGTAACGTCGCAATGCAATTTCCGTTGTCCACTCTTGTGCATCACCAGCGGAGTAACCCGCCAGTGGAATCACGTCTAGAATGACTTCAACGCTCTCTACTGAAAGTAAGCCGCTGGTCTGATTAAAAAATGCGTTACAGCGCTCACAAGGCTTCGGTAATCTGGTAATGGCAAAGCCATAATTTCATCTTCTTCAAGATCTGTAAGGTTCGCGATAATAAAACAGGCCCGTTTGATGTCATCATTGATTTTATTGGCCATTTTGGAAAGTTTAAGGGTAGGTAGCTCGAAGGTTACTTTGCGCTCACCACTAAAATGCAGCACCACTTCTTTCGCTGTTTCATCCTGCTCTAATTGAGCCAACTGGTAGCTGGTTTGGTGGTAGAAGTCATAAGACGACTCATAAAGCGTCAGCCAATCAGGGCTTGATAGCGCATCCAGTTCATCTTGGCAAAGCCCTGTTGAGGCCATCACCAAAGCTTCTTTCTCTTCTTGGGTGAATGTGTCACCTTTCGGCTCAATCGCCATGCTTGATTCACGGCTCATTGGCTTTACTGTGACTTTACTGAGTGTTTCAATGGATTTTAAAAGCGTGAATGAACGCTCTAGGTATTCGGTTTGAGTCATACTGCCTCCACAATAAATAAAAAGGTCGCCAATTGGCGACCTTAAATAAACACAATGCGTTAGTTATTGAATTTCTTGCCACCGATCGTGTATTGACCGTTATCAATATCCACTTCGGTGAGGGTCACACCGTTTTCTTTCCATGTATGCCTCGAGATCTGTCCCGTTAAGGTAAGGGTTTGTTGTTCGCGCATCTTGTGTGATGAATACTCCACGCTGACTTCACCCGTCATCTGGTGCTCAGCTGAAAACACCTGATCTTGATTCGTGCCATTTTCATTGAAAATAATGACCGTCTTATCACCATTTTTCAGGGCCGACTTGACCACCGAAGCCATTTCACCCTTAATGGTCACCGACCACTCAGCAGCTTCGTAACCCACACACACTTTTTTGCCCATGAATGCCCCAGGCACATCAGCATATACTTTGCTGTATTTGGGTGGTGTAAAGTCTTCAATGTTGTTCGTAATTTTAATGTCGCCTGGTAGTACTAGTTTTCTGGCGAGAGTAACTCGATTAGACATATTTCACCTATTAACTGAATGATTTAACTGCGCTGTCGATGTAAACCTGTAAAATTTCATCGCTTTGGTTGAGTTCAATGATGGAGTGCTCGTTAGGACGGTAAGCGCCCCAATCAACCACAAGTACCCACTCACCATTTTTATAACGCTGCAAGTTATTGCGAGTGGTGTGGAGGTAACATTTTGCACCAATGATCTCACCATCGGCTTGCAGACTGGCGAGCCAATTATTCAACTGCGCAACACGCTGATTAAAGAAATCAAAGTCCAAGTTAGATTTCATCGTGTCACGATGTGACTTGATAAGCTCTCGACACAATTGGTTTTCAATACCAATAATATTGCCAAAACTACCATCTGCCGTACGGGTGCCTAAGAACATTAAGCCGCCATTCGGATCTCGAACCGTAAGCGCGATGCCTTTTTTATTAAGGTCTACCGCTTCACTGTTTTTATCGTTAACACGGTACCCAACCAAACGGGCGATATCGTCCAGTGGTACCGGTGCACCATTGGGTGTTTGAGAAGGTTTCACACTGCAGCGCGCTGCCATGCCAACAACAGATGGTGGAATCGTATGTCTCCAACGCTCACCACTCACATCACAACACCATACGCGTTTATGGCTCTCACCTAATTTCCCAGCATATTCCTTAGCATCCTTGGTGATAAAATCCGGTGCGTCAGTCCAACCCTCACAGTAGGTTTGGTTAGCAAGTGCCGCTAATGCGTTAGCGATTTCAAGGCCATGGAAGCCTGGTGCGGCCACATTGGTAGGCGCTTCTTTGCATCCAGCAAACGCTGCAATACCTGTTAATCGACCAGAAGGCGACACGCCACCAACGATGTTTTGTAGCGTTTCATCGGCATCTGCACCTGGTTTTTCAATGATGACGTAACAAGGCACCTGAGCGACTTCTAGAAAGTACTTCGCACTACAATAAAGCACACCGGCTGGGTTCTCTGTTGTGTCAATTTTGGCTAGGTCAGCGGTCGTATAAAGCTTGATAGGTTCGCCATAAGGAACGTCTGGATGTTTGTTGGGTGCCAACCCAATCATGCCGCCCAGTTGGTTATCCACTCCGCCCATTGGGCCTAACGGCTCACCCACTTCAAGTGAGATGCCGTTATGGTTTTGTGTTGTTGTTAATGCCATTATTGTCTCTCTTCTTTTAATACGAGATTTTTATTTCTGAGATGATACTCAGCTTGAGATGGTTTCAAGGTGACCGTTTGACCCTCTTCACGCCAGTAATAAAGGATGCGCTTTTCTCTGAGCATCACATAGTCGCGCGGGTCATTCGTTGCCTGCGTTTGGGTTGGTGCGTCTAACGCAGACGCTTTCGTTTTTGCCATTGGTTAATCTCCAAATAAAAAGCCCCGCTCAAAGGCAGGGCTCTAGGTGAAATTTAGATACAAAAAAACCGCTTTACGCGGTGTCTTTATTTCGTGCTTCTTTAACACATTAAACCGTTGGTTTAACAGGCCAAACAACATCGTCTGGGTTATCATAAGTTTGCGGAATATCACGCAAGGCTTGGCGGTAAGACCGAAAAGGTAGTGGGTCTTGCCCTATATCCATTGCAATATTTACAAGCTTATCCGCTTCTACTAACTTAGCATTACGCGTTTCTATAACCTCTACCCAACTTTCACTTACTAAACCGCGAGCAGTCACTACAAACATTTCATTTTCCATTCGCTTTTCCTTCGTTTTAAATCATTTTTTCTACTTTTCTCAGAATATCGTTTTTAGGGTTATATAACTTTCCATGCTTTTTGTTTTTCGGGAACCTGCCCACACAAACTGTTGGTAAAGCTAAATAAATCTCATCGCCTTTTTTGAAATCACTAAAAAGAAGGTCAACATGAGTGTAAGTACCAGGGTTGGTGTGATTTTTTACAATGTTTATTTGTTTCCATTGCCCTTTAGTATCTTCACCTAACCATCGAACAGCACCTGAACCTTTAATTTTGGTATACGCAAGAAAAGTCGTTACCGGGCTTTGTTTCACGTGTTGATCAGGTATATAGAAATCGTAACCACTCAAAGATTGAAACTCTTCTGACAATATCGTCATTTTTAGGATATTAAATGTCCTAGAAAAGTTACGACTACCAGAGCCAACCCCCATAAAGTCCAGAAGCTCTTGCGCTTCTGGATGTCGAGAAGATGGTTCAACAGTACTTCTAACACCAATCATTTCGACTTTAAAAGCGTCATTTCGATTGGCACCAACGCCCATACCAACCGGATATCTATTTTTAAAGCCAGAAGTATTCTCAGTAACTTCACGTGTATCAAGAAAGTCATTGTTGTAATTTAGTGCTGTGAAACCAATCATATCTCCTAGAGCATCACCAAACTCTCGAAACTCAGTTTCTGCTTTGTCAACTTTGTCATCAATCTCTTTGACTTTCCCACTCACCGTTTTTGTTAACGCCCCCACCGCTTTAACAATTTCGGCACTTTCATTTGCTTTCATATTTAATCCTTATTTAAATGTAGAACGATTTAAAATACCTCAGGTGGGTTACCCACTTGGAAAACACACCCAAGAAACGCTGGCCATTCCCCTGACAATTAAGCATAAACAGGGTTGAGAACCGGAACCGTAAACCAAATTCTGGCTGAATTTACTTCCCCATACTTGTTGAGGGCAGAACGTGCATCGAGCTGAGGTGACATTATTGATATTGCCCCGTTATTATTTGCGATCACAGAAACAACTTGGGAAGATAAATCTTGAACGACGGGGCCGATTTTGTAATACCACTCCACAACACCAGTGGAATAGGCCTCACTGAAATGAGTGATACCCGCACCTCGCAGCGCTTCTGCAAGCGCAGCTTTTGACACCACAACCTCAATCCCCGAGTCATCGTTACCGCGTATTGAAAAACCGTGAATATAAATACAACCAGAAATGAACGCCATCGAGCCGCATCCCGCGACTTTAAAAGTCGTTTTTCCAACTGAAATGGGGCTTTTACCAATCATTGAACGTTCGTAATGAGCGTCAGAGGCATTGTCCGTTGAACTAAAACCTGATTTAAAATACTTGGTAAGTGCAAATCTATTGAGATCCGGCAATGGGTTTGAATCGTTCGACTGTTTATCTTCGAGTAATTCGATTTGATGCTCTAAATCACGTAAACGTAATTCCTGTTCAATATTGAGGTGAGCATTTTCAACAAGATTTGTTGCCAACTCAGTAACGACCTCATTTTGTGTATTCCTGGTGTCCCCCAAACCTCTTTCGACCTGCTTAACGGCCTGATTTTGACGTTGGAAATTGGCTTGCGTATTGGCTTCAAATGCGGCTTGATGCGTAGCTAAACCTTCAACATTTTGATCTAACTCTTGTAACTGAAAAGTATGGTCAACCAACAAACAGTGCGTTTCAATCACGCCTGCACTTAACGTTTCAAACTCTTCATCAATCATGATGTTTAAGTTTTCGGTTCCGACGACAACCGTTAATGAATCGCTTGGTAAGGCTTCAAAGTTCATCGTAAAAGGCACAATAACGTGCGCCCCTTTTGATTTATAGGTTAGTGTTTTATTTGGTTCAGAAATAACGCCAAGCAGTGTTCCCGACTCTAACCATAAAGCGATTTCGCCAATAGGGAACTCTTTATCCCCTGAAAACTTGGCCGCCATTTGTAGTGAGGTATCGCTAACGTTGACACATTGAATAATATCTTCAATTTGTCGCTCATTACGTAACGCCTGCTGAGAAGGGCTGGGCGTATAAGACTGGTCACCCACCGATATTTTGGCAATTTTGGCTTTTATGCCTGCATTCTTTGCGCTGATACACTCAGCTAAGCCATGATGCGTAATGGTTACCGCTAATGTCATATTGTTCTCGCTATTATTTCAATTGGGGTGATTGATATGGAATAAGGGCCCAAAGAAGCGCCAAAACCCAGAGGTCTGATGCCCTAACTGGCACAATGACGATCCAATCGATACCGGTTAAATACCGAGGTTGATGCTTCCCCCTTCCTTTTCTCATGCAGTCAAACGAAACAACGGCGAGACGCAGTAAGCCAGCATGGACCAATATTGCGCTCGCTCTGGCTATACAGGCTATAGAGGCTCTATTTATCGCTCAGTTCTTTCGCTTAAAATAAAGAGCCCTACGAAAAAGTAGGGCTCAAGGTGAGATTTAGGCACAAAAAAACCGCTTAACAATAGCGGCGTACTATCAGCTTTGAAACCTAATTACTTCATTACACTGCGATACATATTAAGGGCTTGCTGATCCACAACCTTGCCACGTGCAATTTGTCGTTGCGAAAGCAGTTCTTGATATTCTTCATCACTCATTGATGTGGTATTCCCAGAGTCAACTTGATCACGATGTCGAGTCACTTGCCAATCGGTTGTATTTAAGAACTCAATATTTTTTCTATCAATCTCGGATTGACTTTCCACGACTTCACAGTCAGCAACCGTTAGGCCAAAACTAGTGAGCACTGAGTCGAGTGAATCTGCATCACACATAGCAATCAAAGAGCCATCATTTTTGTCTAATATTTTCATAATTTATTTATCCTACTGTTGTATGCTCGGGAAAGTCGCACGGCGTGAATACTGGTTCTTTAGCTGTCTCGCCAGCAGCTGTTAACATAGCTTCAGGATACATAGGCAAAGATAGGTGCGGTTTAGCAATGTAAACCTCGCATTCTTGTTCATTATTAACACCAAAACAAAATGTATTGCCTCGTACCGTCGAAACCTCAGACATATTAATAACTTTGTCCACATACAACCAACCATCAGTTCCTGCGTCAGTATCTGCCTTGGTGATCGGATTTCGGTGAGATTGTTTATTACTCGTGGTGCTAAAATAGCCAGCATCTTGCCCCATATAAAACGTTCCCGTCACTACTTTAACCCAAAGTCGAACACGTACTCGTGAAAAATGACCTAATGTATCAACACCTAATCGAATACTTTTTGACTCCTGTTTTGGCGTTGAAGTTATTTTTAATATGTGTCCATCTTTGATGCCTCCCCAGCCATCAGCTAATCCACCACGCTTATTTCGATCACCTTTATTATATCGACCAAACCAGAACGGAGTTTCATCTGTTGCGGCGTCAACCGTTTGAGCTGCGTTGGCTGGCTTGTCTTTAACATAAGGTCCTTCAAAGCCTTTTGTAAAAGGGTGTACCGCCTCGATTACAACCGATCCCGTTGACGAGAACCCCACAGGCCGACCATCGGATTCAACTGCTCGCATCAATGAGTTCTTAAAAAGATTTAAGGGTGTAGGGATGATATTTTGGACACTGTCTTTAAATTTCTGGTGCTCTTTCCACACATTAGTGACGGCATCGTTTGTTTTTTTATCAATGGCTCCCATTTTTTGTGATACCTCGTCAGCCAACTGTTGCGACGCACTCGTTTGAGCTTGTGAGGCTTTTTTTAATTCCTGTAATTCTTCGGTTATGTTTGGCATTAATGACTCTCCAATTTTCGGATTGCTTCGTTAGATTTCATGGTGTTGTTTGCTTGTCGCACTAACACGGACTGAGTATGAAGGTGCGCTTGTGTGTTGCTCATCGCAACAGCACCGAACGTTTCTTGTGTCTGCTGTTTAACAAGAGACAACGCTTTTTCTAGCTGAGATGTTGACTCGATCAATAACCCATTGAGATTTTCGATAAGGGAATCAGCCGCTAAGAGCTGGTCGTTCACCTTTATCTGGTTATGCGCTTGTTTAATTTGAACCGTTTGGCTTCGAATGAATGCAAGCGCATCACTCATCATTTCAGGCTCAATCATGATGTTTAAATTTTCGGTCCCAACGACAACCGTTAATGAATCGCTTGGTAAAGCTTCAAAGTTCATCGTAAACGGCACGATTACGTGCGACCCTTTTGCCTTATAGGTCAACGTTCGGTTGGGTTCGGAAACAATGCCAAGTAACGTTCCCGATTCTAACCATAAGGCGATTTCACCGATTGGAAACTCTTCGTCCCCTGAAAACTTGGCCGCCATTTGCAGCGAGGTACTGCTGACATTGACGCATTGAACAATGTCTTCAATTTGTCGCTCATTGCGTAGCGCCACTTGAGAAGGACTTGGTTTATAGGATTTATCCCCCACCGATATTTTGGCAATTTTGGCTTTTATACCTGTATTTTTCGCGCTGATACATTCAGCTAAACCGCGATGCGTAATGGTTACCGCTAGTGTCATGTGATTCTCGCTATGGTTTCAATTGGTGTGATTGATATGGACTGCGGGCCAGTAGATGTACCCACACTAAGCGATGTTGCTGCCTTAACTTGCGCAAGTTTCGCTTGAATCGTTAAAGGTTGGATGCTGACAGCATGAGAGCTTGAACCTGCGGCCAAACTCAGCGATGTGGATGCTTTAACTTGTGCGAGTTCGGCTTGAATCGTTAAAGGTTGAATACTGACACTGGGTGCGCTCCCCGCTGTCACACGAAACGACTGTGAGACGCGATAAGCCATAGTTAAGTCAACACTGTCTCGTTCTGACTTTACATGGTTTAAGCGTTCGATAAGACGCTCGGCTCGCTCACGATCCACGCTACGTTCAGTCTTGTTCTCAGCGGTCACATAAACGGTATACGGCACCCCATTTTCAACGTGCTTCCAATGTTTTATTTGCGCTTGATAATCCACAGCGTCGAGCGCCATCTCAATACCGGCCTTGGTACCACTGGCTTGATGCACAGCATAAGACACCTTGGTGATGGCGCGCTTCTCAGCTTCACTATCACTGAAAAACCAATCATTCACACCACGCTCAGAGGCCATCAAAGGTAATAAGTTTTGTGGGATCGTGGTTGGTGAATTGATGGTAGCCAGTGTGTTTTCGCTTTGAACTAAGGCTTTAGTACTTTGTTCGTAGCTTCGTTCAAACGTGGTTCGGTTATCTGGCAGCAGTGTATCTTGATCAATGATTTCGGACATTCACCACCACCCCTTGACAATACGGCGCTTCAAACCAGTCGCACAACACATCGTTGCCAGGGCTAATGATGCTCAGTTTTTTTACGTTGTGGTTATGAGCAATTTGATCGATGCGTGAGCGTTGAACATGGCCGCCTAATTTATGCTGTTTCTTACCATAATCGTTTAAGGCTTGAGTTAAGCCTTCTCGGTCAATCAATTGAGTAGGCGTTGTTTCTTCCCACACATCAATGGCGATTGTGTACGGTTTTATCTCTGCGGAAGCGGTAGTGATATGGTCAGATTCTTGAGCAATATCAGCACGGCTACAATAATCCAATACTGCTTTTTTTAACGCCTGATCAGCCGTGCCATCCCCAACAGGAGAAAGAATACGTATTTCTACCTCACCCGAGTTTGGTCTCAGCATTCTTGGCTCAGCATCTTTTGGACGAATCACCTCTTTAGTAGAAGTAAACTCAAAGCGTTGAACAACGACGTTGTCAGACTCACGATGCACAGTAATGAATGGGCGTTCGCCCAGCGTCATCGCATGAAATTTATAACCCGTTCTTGTTCCTGTCGTCGCCAAACCATAAGGCGCTAGACTGTAACGAAGCAAGAGCGATGCATCAGATTCCATCACTGCAGCAACCGGTGGGAAAACCGTATTATCTTCAGGTTGTATGACTTGCCGTGTTACACCTAAGCGAGACACAACCAAATCAATCATTTCAGAATCGGTTGCGGTTTCTGAAAAATTTTGCAGGTATTTGTGGTTATCATTACGTGTCTCTTGCTGCCTAAACAAAATCATTGAATCAAGGAGCAGAGCGGCTGATTCATTTGGGCTCCGGAGGCCTCGAGTCATTAACTGTGCGACCTCTGTACCGACTTCTTTCTCTGCAAAAGGGAAAAAAAAATCATTAATGAAACGTTCACGCATCGTTTCAAATGGCTCAACAGTCAGAATGTCAGGGATTTTGGTCACACTCATATTACTAGCACCTCTCTTTTTCCTTCATACGTGTAATGAATCTGAATTCGAAACCCCGTTCCATGTATTCGAACATCAACAACGGGATCTGCAATATCAGCTAAGTCGTTGGCTGGGTTAGTAATAACTCTATGAATACGGTTAATCGCTCTCATACGGTTCTGTTCGTTCGCTAACCCCATGAGCATACGATACTGCCCACCGACCTTACGGCGTTTCTCTCTCGAACCTTCTTGCGTCGTGATCGCTTTGGCTAAACGACAAGCCGCTTGCTTAGCTCCCGTCACCGTCAAGCCCGTTTCTGGGTCTATTCCCATTTGCATACTGCCCCCTTAATTGGACGGGAGTTCGGTTGGCTCCCCTTCTTTGTTCACCATATGCTTGTGAGTACTGAAAGTGACACCGCTTATAGTAGCGGCAGACAATACGGCGCCATTGCTTGACATTGAGAAAGCACCAGGAGAGTAACTCACAAGCGTAGGAGTTTTAATTTGTGCACTTACATCCAACGAACCAGTGACTTTGACATCTCCGGTTTGTGAATGCGTGCCCTTGGTTTTCGAGGTGTTGGCGGTTCGAATATAATCATTGGTTTGCATGGAAATTATATCCGCCGCCTCTACCGTAAATGATGGGGTCACGAACTTGATTGAGTTATTAGCTTCGACCAAATAATTGCCATCAAAATCAGCGGTCACTTTGAAGACATCTAAAACACTTAAACTGGTTTTTCTGGGGTCCGTATCATCAGGCAAAAATTCGGAGCAATAGGTTGCGGGTAACGCGATAGCATGAGCCTCATCAACCCCACCCGACAAATTCAACACAACCACTTGCTCACCAATACTCGGAGCTCGCCACTTAATCACCTCCCCCGACTCGAAAGCGACCCATTGGATCGGAGGAGAGACATAGTCATCTGCTGAATTCGGGGCGTAATCGATCACTGCTTTTGCGCCTTCCACAGATTTAACACGTCCCAGTCGTATTAGGTTCCTTAGCTGACGTTCCATGCCACTTACACGATGCGTTAAGTTGAGAATGGCTTGCGTTATATTCATGTTTGGAGTCCACCTATTTCAGGAACTGTTGAACGAAGCTCAATCACAAGCTTCGCTGCAAAAGTAGGTTAATCTCATATATTCAACAATATCGAGGCTTCGCCACCACTTAGAGAATAAGTGCGCTCGATCTGCACGTTCGTTTGGAACTTTGTAGACATTCGCGAGGATCCAAGCCCCTGTAACAATGAGTGATAACGTCGGGTTATTCGCTAAATATTCAAACTTGATACTTTTTAGATCCATACCAAGCGCCGACAAAATTTGCTTTCGATGAGCATAAAATCGGTGATGATTTTGCATTAACTTAAACTGGTAATGTGATACAGAGCATACGCCACCGTATCGGCTTTTCTTTTGACCCGCTTTTGACTCAATAAGAGTAATTTCAAACAGCAAATGACCAAGGTTAGGTACACCAAACACTTGGCCAACAAGAAAACACGCATCTTTAAGATGCAAGGGAGAGAGAGCGCCATGTACCATTTACTAAGCTCCGTTATCGATAAAATACCTACAATGAAAGCTAGTAACACTCGTAGGGTTATTAAAAAAAGGGAATACGGAAGACGACAAACCCACTAAGGCGCGGTAACTTCCAAGTCAGCTATAAATCTCTCTTAAAGACTTGCTGCGTGATAAATTTAATTATGTGGATATGCCCAAGCGCTCCAAATACGCCATACACCACGGTTTGGCTATAGGACATACCTTGCATCAAGCCGAGATGCCAGGAGCCAAATGCCAACGCTAAAGCAATGAAAAGCTCTGCAATAAACACCTGAGGGGAAATTTTTTCTGCTTTTTTAAGAAAGACACCCAGCCTGGCGACAATAAACACGACGACAAATAACAAAAAGCCGTCCGTCTCTTTGTTATAAGAAAACATAAATTGAAACCTGTTTAAGCTACTGTTGGAGATGAAATTTTAAAGTTTTAATCGTTCACATAATCAGCTAAATCAATTTTAACGCTGGTAAGGAACAGACCATCGTGCATAAAAAAACCCCTTTGCTAATGCGAAGGGGTTTTGTCAATTTACGAATAAAATAAGGAGTTTTTCGACCGTGGAAAAATCATACTACAACCAGTCAGGTTATTGCAAGCAAAAAGCTCATATTTGAGCTAAAAAAATTAACCAGCAACTTTATTGATACACTTTTGAGCCATGTAACACTCGTAAAACTCGCACAATGCTAGCCTATCGAAAGAGTCAAATAGAAGCGTAATGTTGTCATTATGCTTTGCATAACACTCATAGTATGTTTGTTTTTTAATCCCTACCGCCTCGAAATATGTACGATGAAGGCAATCCAAAAAATCCCGCTTGACTAGACGTAAAACCAAAATAGACAGCACTTTTTTCTGCGTTGGTTTACGGCACTTTTCTAATGGTAGGCGCTCCATAAGCGCGTTCAGTAAGGCTGGGACATGATTTAATGATGGGCTATCAGCATATCGATACAGCAACCAATTGTTCATATCGATTGGTAAGTTATTAATAACTCGTTGTATCTTCAAGTGCTCGAACACATCGTCTGAACAATTTAGCTTTGAAATGGCAGCATTTCGAGTTCCCTTAATTACCGAAGATTGATGGTGACCCTTCTTTTGGGGCTCTTTGCCATTCCTTACAAGATTGAATATCGACTTTTCTGAAAAATCAGAATTTATCTCCGGTTGATAAGTCGCAAGCGCTTCCATGATCCGTATACGTGTCGCCTCAAAAAAATCTTTTTCATCATTCATTTATCGCAAAACCCTATTTAAATGGTTAATTATCCAAAAACAAAAACTGAAAAAATGAGCACAATAGGAAAAATAAAACCTAAAAGCATCAAATTTGAGTCAAAACACTAACATCAAAAAATAAAAATGGCCATTCTTTATGCCTACGATTGCTTACTTTTGTCGATAGCTTACTAATTACGGCTAAAAAAAAGAGATAAAACACAATTTCTTTGGAAAAAAAGTACTAAAAGTCTCTTCTATGAAAACTTTTTGTCACTTTTATACCAAAAAAACTCAAAGTTAGTACTTGTAACTATCGGATGCTTTATAATTGGGAGATTGAAAAAAGTAAAAACACAACGCATTTTTTACTGCGTTGGACACATGACCTCGAGGGTCTGATTCATTAGGGTAAGGACAAGTGCCCGTTGTATTTTAATAGGAGTCAACATGCCAGAAGCACATCAGGTTTTTGCAGCAATCCGAAAGTCAAAAAAATTAAAACAGAAGGATTTCGTTGGTATTGCTAGTCGTGCAACCATTGGAAGGTTTGAACAGGGCGAAGGTGATTTACCAACCCAAGTACTTATCAAGGCTTTAGAAAAAATGAACATGTCGTTCGGTGAGTTTGTCACTCGCATGGAAATGGAAGAGACGCTTGGTTATCACACTAAAAATGTAAGTATTCGTAGCTGGACGGATATAGGAAGAGAAAATTCAGCAGAACATGGAACTATTTTTTACCCAAACGGAGCTAAATTTGAGAGTTATGCTTTAAAAGTACGGGACGCAGCGATGATATCCCCTGATTTCACTACCAATTATCCTATTGGTTGCTTCATCATCGTTGAACCCATGAGATCTGTTAATGATGATATTTTAGTTATCGTTAAAGCAGGGGGGACGTTCCATTTTAGACGTAAGTATCGTGGAAAATTTGTTCCAGCTAACAGTGAATTCGAAACCATTGATAATGGTGAAATAGTCGGTCGTGTTGTTGGCTGGGCAGGTCATGGCTAACCCTTTTTTCTTCATGTCGAACCAAGATAAATATTAACCACCGCCAAGTTTCTGATATTTTTACCAGTCGTGGTCAACTGACATTGACCACAGTTTCATCTCTCATTTTTCCTACCTCACATAAATACCCACTTGGTCAAAATAGTTCAACAATAACAAGAATTATCGGCGAGTTCTTCTTCAAGTAGTCTTCAGCTTGAGTGATTACCTCACCCCTTCTTTCTTTGGTAAGCAATTAATATATATATTAAGTATTAATTTTTTGTATTTATTGTAGATGCTTGACTTGTTGTCATTTCATGCTTGATTTATTTTAGAATAAATCAAGTATTCAACAACTTACCCACAGCTGGTATTGCCTTTAAGACTTGTTGATCTCAAATTTCCAAGGGTTTTTAATGACTAAAGAGTCAATAACGAGAGGTGGATGCACATAATCACCACCAACTAAGGTGGTAGAAAGTAGTCGACGTTAATGTGAAGTGGGAGCCTGGAGTCTACCTATACGATGGAGTTCGTTTTCGGTTATCTCATGTCGAGGACAGAAAGAGTCGTCTCTGTCTAAGCGACTTTTCAAAGACGGCGCAGAGCTGGAAGTTCGCTTTGATTGGGCGTGGCTAAAACGGCGCTGGTTTTCGCCCCCGTACCCATAATCTTGAAAACCTCGCCCAGTTCTGATTTCTTGCTTCTTCCTTTGAACTGAAGCTGCGATTTTCTTATCACGATAGTGTTTGTATTGAACAGCACTTTTTATTGATTCTCTTACCTTCTTACCCGTACCAAGAAGATCATACAATCCAATGAACACACGTTTGACTGAATTTTTTCCGTAATAACGCTTTCCGTTACCGCACTGATAATAGCCGTATCGAATATTAGAGATATACCAACCTAAGCGCTTGGCGCTCGCAATGATACCGTCTAGTGTACTACGTTCAATCCCTAGCTTTTTCATAAAGAATGCGTTTCCTGCCGGCACGACATGCCATTGGCCATCAGGTGTCCGAGACTTAGATACGATTACATTTTGAGCCTGATCGGTATAAAGCATAGCAACGCTAATAAATCTTAGGAGATTAAAATAATGGTCTGAACGTATCGATTCACAATTCGGTAGACGATCACCTCTGAAATGACTTTGTATTAGACGTTCGACAGAGCGTAAGATTCGAAAATCTCGATGCTCATCAAGCTGAACATTAAAATAGGTTTCGATAAGATTTTTATCTTCTAGCGCTTCAAATTTTGGATCGAATTTAACCGTATTTAGACTTTTTCTGAGGGACATTTTGTTCATCAATTCCTAATATTAAAAAGTATGACGGCCGGTAGATGTGCGTAAAACTATATCTGAAAATATTAAAAACGATCAAGCTAAAACTAAAACAAAGAAATGTTTAGCTGAAGTAAAACCAATAAGAAACAACAAGATAAGTCGATATCTTGTAGCTTATGGATCATTACAGCCCTACCCCATTACGCACTCCACAATCACCCACCTCAGAGACAGCCCTTCAGCAATACCTGAAAAGTTATTTTCAAAATAAAACCCCAAAAATATGTGTTATATAAATACAAAAAGCCGAATTTTAGATCTAAAGTCATTTTTTATGACGTTAGCTATAGTAAAAACACATAAACACTGTTTAAATATACAGTAATTCAATCAGGTAGGGGGGAGTAAATGAATAACGGCATAATTGAGCATTTAGAAAGTGTGGAAATCAAAGTACAACAGCTGACTGCAATTGCAACTGTCACTGGGGAAGCGGCAGAAAAAGTAGAACACGGAACATTGGCTCTTTGCTTTCAAGTTATTGAACGCTTAGGAAGAGAGTGCCTCCTCCATATAGAGCAAACAGAATAAATACGTCAACACACAATAATACGAGCCTTATACATCAAGTTTACATCATCCAAAAACGTCATGTTTTGAGATTATCTTTTAGGTACTACAATTAAAAATCAAGTGACGCCGTCACAAAAACACTAAAGCCGACTTAGTCTGTTAAACGAAACACTTCATCAAAAAATGAAAGAATTCTCGCTAAACATCAAATTTAAATGCGTTTTTATGCTCATAAACTCTGTTTTTATCATCCGAAAATCGGTTGGGGGAATAGTTAGGATAAATCTCAGCTCATATTTTGGCTCATGGCCATCAATGAAATACCTCATCATTACACTTACTGCCACTTACTAAAAATTTGGCGAATAATTACAAACGCACAGAGCTGATGTCAAAAATAACCATCAAAGAGTACGCAAGTTCAGGGAGCGTAAGTTTTGTCTTCCCCTCCGCTCCCGAAAAGCAAATATATGATAGTAAAATCATTTTTCTTTTAAGCGGTTTGGGGACAATGGGGGTTGTTTTGATTAAACATAGAATGGTGTTCTATCCAACTCTAACTCAGTAAAAATTCTTTACCCACCCTATCTTTTGACTCGATTACACGAGCGAAAATTAGCAAAACATCTGGGGACAATGGGGGTTGTTTTTTTGAAACCAACGGACTTAAATCAACCTAAATCGGTTGGTCTTCCACTCTAAAGCATCGATCAAGCCTTGCTCATACATGCCAGCCCAATCGTAAAAGAACGGCGCAAAACCTTGACCGCCCGTGATATGAGAAAGCGCAATGCAAGCAATCACTACGCCTGCAGAGATAGCGTATTCCACAGGGTCACCCGTTCTAAAGCGACCACCAAATAGATGAAATCGTCGATCACTGTAGGGAGAAAAAGGCACACCCGAAACGGTCATTGCATCGGTCAGTATATGGATGACACCTCCCTAGGCAAACGCCATCCCTAACCCGTGATAATCCCAAACTAAGGTAAAGGCGAGGGCGACCATTAACCAATGGGTGAAGACATGAGTGGGGCCTCGATGTTTAATTGGCCTGCCCGTCAGTTTATATACATACTCCATCCAATCTGGTGCGGTTGCGCCTGCAACACAAGCCGCGACATGAGGTGGCGAAAACACGGCACACAAGGCACCCGCAATTAAGGTGTGGTTGAGCCATTTCATTTGTTCACCGCCTGTGCGGTGCGCTGCGGCAACACGGCTATTTTTTGTAGATAAGTGTTTATCGTCTGACTTTGGTCCTCTTCACACATAGCCACTAACGCCAGGCGTTGCTCAACCAATGTGGCTTCATGCGTTAATACATCACGGTGGGCCGTGGCGACTTTCTCGAGCAAGGTTATCTGCTCATCAACGTTAGCAACCCCTTTGCTTACTCTTGCTTGGGATCGCGCCTCGAGAGCCAAGTAGAGCCCCATCGTTCGATAGGAATAATTGCGGCTGGCAAGCGCTTTGGTAAAAGCAGCGACCGCGCTAGCGGTCGCGGTTCTGCGCTGATATTCCCATTGGCGTTCACGCGATTGTTCGGTGGTAGAATAGAGAGGCATTTTCCCGACAATGCCAATATAGTGCTCGGAGATATCTGGCCAATCGTCATTGTCGTACTCGTCCATGTTAGCGCGCATACCAGCTACAATATCGATGTCGATCTTGAATTTACTCTTCTCTGGGTAGCAATGCAGTACCGACTCAAAGATGGTGTCTGGGTCTATCTTCGGCGCAGGTAATAGGGCAGGGACGGGGGTATTAAAATGCGGGGCATCACCGTGTAACGTCGGTAATTCGAACGGCTTAACCTCGGGTGGTAAAACGGTAGGTTCGTTCCATGGTGAGCTGATCCCCCAATCATTGGCGCTCACCATGGAAGCTCCCCCAAATAGCAGCAAAGCAAAGGCTATTTTCATTTGGATTTAGCTTAATCGGCCCGGGCTGACCTGCGGCCAGAACCCAGCATTTGTAACCCACCGACAACAGCGCCCGCTTCCCAAGCACCGGCAACCACACACATTGCGACAATAAACCAAATTAAGGCTTTGGTAGTGTCGTAGCTTGCATCGGTTAACAGGTTGGTACGTTGCGGATTTCTGCGTTCAATCACAGGGCGAACAGAAGGGGGCAATCGCCCTTCTTCGCTGGCCGTCATGATCCATGATATTACTCGAGAGCAAACATGAGCGAGCCACTTGAGCTTTTCTTCCTGTCAGTTTGTGCGCGTCGTCCACGAACAGCAATGCACCGGTGCCCAACAAATATTCAGCGAGTGCATCAGCTTTCATTTGCAAGTTGAGCCTGCGCCACTCGGTTTTGAGGTCTCGATTTTCAGTGGTTTTACGGCGCTTTTCATACCACTTAGCAACAGCTTCGTTTTCCACCCAGCTGGTCATGGGTAACAAAGTCTCAAGCAACACTGGTTGATGTTGGTTACTCCAAATCCCATCGTGCTTTTCAATGAGGCGGCTGAGCCAACGGCTTTTTCCTGAATCGTGTGCGCCGGTTATAAGTTGGCACTGGGTACGTTTGAAAGTGGACTCTTTGCGATCTTTGGACGGAGCAAACCGACGCGGAGAGTCGACGATCAGCGGTGTTATGTACGGGCTGCCGTTCTTTCTAACTCGTTTGCGATCGGTCCAAATTTTTTCATGTAACTTTGGGTTTCATCAGTAGTAATCGCGCGGGATCGACTTCAAATAAAACGTCCGAGACTCACGTGAGTTTTTCTGCACGTAGAAAAAAATTTAGATCGAAGTAAGGGGTAAACGATAGATTTGATGGATGACAGTGATATCTAGGATAATTAGTACGATTAAAACCGTCATTAAATTCGTATTTTCTTTAGACACAAAAAAGTCCTATGACGGGCTGGGTAATGACACACAGATACGTGAACATCCACCTAAAATTCATCCCATCGATAAGACCGATTTAAGTTGTAGCTTTTCAATTCTGTTTTTTTATCAAGCGCGTAGTTAGTCAGTGTATTAGTTAGGGCTGGGCATAACTGATGGCTCGCCACACCATTTGTCGGTTGGGACGTTACCCCCTTCCATTTACCCGCTGTGTTAGTTGGTTAAATCACCCTATATGATTTATCGCATCCTCATGCTCTACCACAACATAACGAATCATTACCGTTAACTTGTTTATCTCTGCAACCGCAGAACGTCTCCGTCGAGGACGAAAAGAGAATTGTCATTCATTTTTTATCACCCAATTATTTATTGTCGTTGGCGTAAGTGATCCGCATCGACCTAGGTATGAATCCTAGTAAATGAGTATTACGACTAGAAACGGCATATCTCGCTAATGACTTATCTAAATTACTCGTGTTTAGCCATATCATCGAATAAGTGTAAGGGGATCGTTTTAGGTAGTGTTGTGCGATCATCAAAGAGTGATCTACGTGCTTTGTTACATTCGGTACATGTTTGTTTGTCGTGCTGCTCGAAGATAAATCACAGCGTTTTTATGTGGATAAGTGATTGAAAGTCTGACAAATACCGGTTATTCACATTATCCACAGTATCTATAACAGTATATAACCTCTATAGGATCTATAAGGTATATAAGATCTATAGAGAGATAAAAATCCTTTATAATCATGTATATAAATACTTTCAGGTAACATGTTTTTAGTGTTATTGATCTTATTTTTAGTCTGATTGATCGTTTAATTAGTACATCGGTAACAGATTTTTAGTGTACACGATCGTTTTATTAGTGTTGGGGTCACATATTTTTAGTGTCTAAAACGTTTTTATCCCCTAAACGGGAATATTGGTCAAACAATGTTAGCATTTCTTTGAAGGTAACAGGAATTTAGTTAATTAATGCGATCTTTCTCCTTGAGGTTACGGAGATTTAGTCTTACTCTTATTTGAGACTAAAAAACTGTTACCTGAAGCTAATTACTATGACAGACCACCGCCAACTGATAACCACAGAAGACTACAGAGAGTTGCCGAACGACTTTTTTAAGAAAAGTCATGCACTTGTATTTAGTCAGCTCGGTTTGACGGCTCGTGAACACGATACATTTGCACTATTCTTATCGCGTTTGCATGAAGATCATTGGGTCGCCTATCAAGAAGGCCGTCATGTTTATGCGCCTGAATACACCTTCCAGTCTGAAGTATTGAAAGAGTGGTTTGGCTTATCTGCAAAGCAGCTATACCCAACATTAAAACCAATGGCTAAGCGCCTTTCATCCCGTAAAGTCGGTCTTATGAACGACGCTGAGCAAGAGTTTGATTTTATGCCACTCTTTAGCCGCGTTGCTTATAAGAAAGGGGCCTTGATCATGGTGCCAAACGCAGAGCTTATGGATGCATATTTGGCTCAATCGGCGGGTCATGCTCAGATCAATCATCTCTCTTTTAGAAGCTTGAAGTCAGAGCATTCTAAGCGTCTGTATAGTATTTTGTCTCGCTTTAAGAAATCTGGAATGAAACTGCATGAGCAGTCTATTGAGCAACTGCATGGATTGTTCGGCTTATTAGATGAGAAGGGTACTCTAACGAAGTCGAGCTATGGCAATAATAAGGTTTTCCTAGAGCGCTGTATCCGTAAGCCAATTGAAGAACTCTCCTCTAATGAAGAGGTAAAGAAGGAGCTCGCGTTTCTTGTCGACGAAGAATCTGGCTCATATGGCTACAAATCGCGTTATCGAGGTAAGAGTATTGTTGCTCTTGAGTTTCTGTTTGAGTGGAAGCAAAAAAGCGACAACAAAGGCGAAGCACAAGAGCGTGCTAAACTTGCTGCAGAAACGGTGCCAGACAACCCAATGTTGCTGTTGGCAAAAGAAGCATTCAACATTGTTCTATCGTATCCGGTGAATGGTGAGCTGACTGATCAACATAAATTGGCAATAGAGAGCGTGCGCATGGGGATTATCACTATGCCTTCAGACATGCAGTTTGATTCGGTCTTCTACCATCGCATGGAGCTTATGGAAAAGTAATTTCAGGTAACAAATTTTTAGTGTTTCGCTTCGAACACTAAAAATCTGTTACCTTCAGTGACACAGATCTTAAGTTTTATATACATCACCTTTGTTATGACGTCTAAGGTAATCAACCAAGGAAAGGTTCATGACAACCTATGCTTATCTACGTGTTTCCACCGACGCACAAGATACTCAAAATCAAAAGCACGGCATTCTCGAGTATGCGAACCAGATGGGGATCGCCGACATTCAATTTATCGAAGATACGGCTTCCGGGACCAAAAAGTGGCATAAGCGTAAACTGGGTCACTTGCTTCAGGAACTGACGGTTGGCGACACTATCATCTTTGCAGAGATAAGCCGAATAGCACGTTCAACATTACAGGTGCTCGAAGTACTTGAATTGTGCTCCTCCAAAAAAATCCACGTTTTCATTGCTAAGCAAAATATGCGTCTTGATGGCACTATGCAGGCAACCATCACCGCAACCGTTCTTGGATTGGCGGCAGAGATAGAACGCACCTTTATCTCCACTCGGACCAAAGAAGCGCTAGATGCTAAACGCAAGCTCGGGATTATTGGCGGAAGGCCAAAAGGCCCCGCGAAGCATCTTAAGCTCGATAAGCAAAGAGACAAAATTATCGAGTACCTGCAAATGGGTCTTACCCAAGCCGCTATCGCCAAGTTGCTTGATATCTCGCCAAGTACCTTGAGCGACTACATTCGACGTCATGATTTGCGAAATGTTGTTTCCACTAAAGGCCGTAAAGAGCCTGCGATCCCATTGTAGGTGTTCAAAAAGGTGTACTTTAAGGACACCTATCAAAAGGATCGTTTTCAGTGTTCATAAACGCCTGCTCATTGGTTGTGTGCTTGCAAAGAAAGGCGCGGCCTTGGTCTCTCACTACCTGGACAATGGCGACATTAAAGCGCTGTCTGTCGCATATTCGATACCACGATATCGGCGTTCGCAAAGATGGAAAAAAACGAAGCCCTAAAGCACTGTAACGAGGGCAGGGAGCGAGATCTAGAAGGAGGGAAGGCACCCCGACCGATTTTCTAGTAAGCAGCTTTATGAGCGTATTCAGGAGCTTGCAGAGCAGGGGATGAATAAGAACGCGATCAGTAAAGAGCAGTGGGCAGCTTAACGACTGTGTATAAGGTATTACAACCATATCATCTCTAAAAATTTATCACTTATGTTTAAGGTAACATCACTACAAAATGATTTGATTATCCCGCACATTCAAATCATAATCTGATTCGAATATGTGCATTTATCGAATCAGTTCATAATAATAAGAGGTCAATATGTGGATCTGGCAACAACGTGATTGGCCAAACTTTACTTGGGATCACATGATTATCGAACCTCGTTTACGCGATGTTCGCTTAAAGCAGGGGATATTGCTCGGTAAAATGACCACTCAATCCCAAGATGCGAATGAAACCATGCTCGACACTTTATTGGCCAACATTATCCACTCGAGTGCGATTGAAGGTGAAACGTTAAATGCATTTTCAGTGCGCTCTTCTCTGGCAAATCGACTCGGGATCAAAGAAGAACGGCCATTTCCCATCACCGAGCAGTCGGACGGGTTGGCCGAAATCATGCTTGATGCGGTGGAGAACCGAGATATCCCGCTGACGTTAGAGCGTATTTTACATTGGCATGATCGTTTGTTTCCCGCAGGCTATACTCTGCTTAATCCCGTAGTAGGAGGTCAGCTACGTGGTGAGGCGCCGATGCAAGTGGTGTCTGGACGCATCGATCGCCCGGTGGTGCATTTTGAAGCGCCAGAACGGGCAAGGTTAGATGTTGAACTCGCGCAATTTATCGAATGGTTTAATGCATCAAAACATGATGCCTCTTTTGATCCATTATTACGTGCTGCTATTACCCATTTATGGTTTGTCACGCTACACCCACTTGATGATGGTAATGGACGGATCACTCGTCTTCTGACCGATTTAGCGCTGGCACAAGCTGAACAGCAATCAGTGCGCTTCTATGCCATGTCAGTGTGTATTTTGGCTAACCGTAAAAGCTACTACGAGATCTTAGAGCATACACAAAGAGGAGATATGGACATTACGTCCTGGTTAGAGTGGTTCTTTAATACACTTGAAGCAACGTTTGCCGATGCGCTTAAAGAGATCGATCAAACTATCTATAAAACCAACTTCTGGCGTAGTATAGACCAAACCAAGCTATCGAAAGAGCAAGTAAAGGTGTTAAATCGAATGTTGGATGGTGATTTTAAAGAAGGCATTAATACCGATCGGTACCACAAAGTGGCGAAAGTGAGTAAGCCTACAGCAACGCGTCACTTAGCAGCATTGGTAGAAATGAAGTGTTTGGTCAAATCAGAGGCTGGCGGTCGCAGCACGCGTTACCATTTGCCAAAAACTTAGCGTACACCTATAAAGAACGTGGCCTTGCTCATCATTCTAGCCCTGTCTGGCCACAACCTACCCATTGCCACAAAAAGCATGTCATGGCCTAAGCGCGTGCCACTTCGTGACACAGGCCATCACATTAATATCACAACGGGCTGGGCGGCACAGCCAGGCCTTCCATAGCAAGGCCCCTTAAAAGCTCTGTGACCAACCCCAACCCCCAAGCTTAGGGCTATTAGTTCAAATTGAACATAATGTGGAATAATACAAAATAGCACGTGCCGGTTCGCCAGCAAGCTGTCGGGCACTGGGCTACTTCAAGTATTATTGGACATTATGTGTAAATTTTCACAACCGCATAAAAAGCATGCTTTAAGGCGGCCAGGCAAGCTGGCAATTGTTTATCTGCCTTGCCCAAAAACACGGGCAAAGCAGGGCAATTGGCTAACGCATCAAAACACAAACAACGTGTTTTCAAGCGGTCACGTTCAGTGGTTCGTTTGAATCTTGACTCGTGGCAAGTTTTTATGTTGCCCGTTCCGGCCAATCTATAAAAGGCGCAAGCTGTTTTATGGCGTCCCACCACATCCCCCGCCCACCCAATGCTGCGCCCCGTTCTTTGGTTTTGGAAGTTCTACGTTTGCGGTGGGCTTGGTGCTACGCGGTTTTATATTCACTTGTAATTTAATGGCGCAGCGGTGGTCGTGTCGTGGTTTGGTTTGGGGGATAAATCACGAAAATGCCCTAAGAGGTGTTTGGTAGTAATTAAACCTTCGTGAGGTCTATTTGGGGAACAAGCAAGAGGTCAACGGCGGCGCGCCCAGTTTCGTAAATTAGGGCTGTTCAAGCTACCCTAGGTGTCGTGATACATGCGATTGCTAATGTGCACGTTGTGAGAGAGCGCTTCATATATACCCCCAAATTTAAGGTAAAAAAATGCCACCTCAAGAGGTGGCCAAGTAGTCCTACTGATTTAGGTAATGCAACTATGTGCACATGTAATGCTAGTGCAAATTTTTTAAAGCGCAACTATCTAAAGGAGTAATGTTGAAGCTACTCGAAGGGGAAACAAATAAGCAGGGTATTTGCCCTGTTTCAGGGCTGGCTGAAATATGAGGTCATTCATCTGATTTGAGTGTGGTGAACTTTCGTGAGGGAGGAACGAATAGTTATCCATCGCCCAAATCCGTCACAGGAGCGCCCTGGAACTCCCCGTCAGAACATTGCTTTTGTTTTTCTTGGATAAAAAAAAAGCCACCTCATGAGAAGTGGCGAAGGTTGCGGCCAGTGTGTTAGCCTCGGAGTCGATATAAGCTTAGTTGCATATTTTCAAGATTCCAGATTTTCACTTCCTCATAATTTGAAGTGGGTCGTAAATGGAGTAGGGCAGTACGAAAACTTTCACAACGAGAAAGTTTTCGTACTGCTAAACCAAATAATTTTTAGGGCTGTCAGCAAAGCGACCTGCTGCGTAGATACTGACTACGCGCTTAAGCGAGTTACAGTACTTAAGTTAATTCACACCTTGCTAAGTTAGAAAAAACTCGACTAGAAATTGTCCAAAAACTTCTCAGGGTGATTTTTACCCGTGGCACTTTCTAACTCGAAAGTGCTCCAAAACTTGTTAGATAAAATGCTTTACACATTCTAGGGGAGTGCGTTTTCCCTACAAAACTTAATATCAAGTTCATTGATAATTTACTTACCAGCTTTGCTTTCTCTTCTGTATAGATACAGCTTATTAATTTTGAATATGGAAAGTAACATGTTTATTTCTCGCTTGTTCTCGTTTCCCATACGTACTAGAGCTAACGTTGATTTTCAAAGGCCAATTGCTCGTCCACTTCGCAAATCATTTCAATATTGGCGAGGTCGGAAGCTATCGTTGTGACTTGGTTTGGTGTGAGCTTTTTGTAGGTGCGCAGTACCGTGTTGTAGCCCACCTTTAGTAAACGCTTTGTTTCTCTAAGACTAGGGCTTTTCATAGCCACATCAGCGTTTTGTTCTTTAACCATTGGCTTGTCGGCTCCTTAAGCATAGTCGAGTTGAAATGAACGCTCGCAATCAAGGTAATAAAACAGATGAAAGCCAACAGCCCCTTAATCATGTTGTCGTATAGACTCAGATTGTTTATAAAGAGCTGGATCTTTTTTTAGGTCTTTTACTCTATGATGTGGCGTAAATAGTTCTTTTTAAAGTTATCCACTTCTACTTAGCATTAAAGATTTTATAAAATTAGATCTGCCATTAAAAAATAAAAAAAAATTGATCTGAACCATATTTAGTTTTTTTATTATTTTAATTAATGGTTGATTGTTAGGTCAATAGTTCTAATTGTGATTAAATCATGGTCGAAATAATATTTATAAATTCTAATGGTTACCTCTATGATCAATGTTTTCATTATTATTATCAGAAAATTTAATGTCTTATTATTAAGTAAGAATTCCTTATAAAAAGATGAATAGTTTATATTATCCATTAGTAATATTTGATATATCCATTCCAACTCCCTTCTAGGGAAGAGTTGGTTTTCCTCATTTTCTCATGTAATACGTATGTTGTAATCAATGGATTGATGATGAAAGAAGTCTCAGTCAAGTTATTAAACTAACAGTTACTGAATCTGAAGGAAATTTAATGATAGATATGATTTTATTTAGGGGCATCATTCATTAAATTTTTATTAAATAACCGAGGTGGGGATTAATAAATATTTCTATTAATAGTTTTTACAACCAGGATTAATGATGATAAAATTTATATTTTTCGCGCTGTGCGTTTCTAGCATTTCATATGCTAGCACTTTGGATGGGTCTGGCTCATCGATGGGATATTTAAGTAATAAATGTAAAGCTTCTCCCTCACATGATGTATGTAAAATCAAGAGATAGAATTTTTTTTATACTATTGATTTATCTAAATTTAAATTCGAATAAAATTATCATAGGTGTTTATCGAAAGTTTAGCTAGAGCTGTGACCTATGCACCCAGTATGTTCGGAAATTAAATAAGATTTTTGTAAGTTATTAACCTTTCAATAAGGAGCTGCCCAAATATAAGTTTATGTGTATATAACGATTTCTGTACAAACTCTGCTTACTCTGTTTTATTTTTTGCCCATTTTCTCAACCTCTGGAAGTGGGCCTTTTCACTTTGCTATACCGAAATTTATTCATGTTTATCTTATGCTGAAATTTTGATACTATTTTTTTTGAAAATTAACAAGCTAAAATTTCACCTATGGCAGTTATTTAGCTTTTATATCAAATTATTAGTCAGTGAAGTCTGGCAAAAAGAAAGTAGCCAGTAAAAAATGACTGATACAACGATATTACCGCTATTCATTGTTTCCACAATGTTCTTAGCAATTTCTCTATGGCCAGATTTAGTACTCATATTACATATTCTTCGACTAGTGGCTTTAAAGCTGGAGTAAGATACCAAAACTTATCTTAGGAGTAGATCGCTGCCGAAGCTCCAAACACATTTCTATCCAGTAATGAGTTTTGTGTACTTGAACGTCGGTGTTTTAAATTCTGAATGCGCACACCAAATATACCAGCACAGTAAAGCTCCACCTTTTTCAGTCTAACCAAGACAGCGCCTTCTCAAATCCCTTGGGCGTAATGTTGATATACCAATCCAAGTCCACCTTCTTACGCATGATTAGCCCACGCTCCTCTAGTGTTTTGCATGAGACTCGAAAATTGTTCGGGTGGATATCTTTTTGCAGTAAATGATTCACGGCCTGGTTGATGACCGTTGATTTACCTTCTTTCACACCTTTGGTGAACGCTCTGGCCAAACAACTCAACACAGCTTTTTGAATTTGGCTCATTCTAACTTCCGCCAT